AAACTAATCAACTGGCGGCATTGAACAAGTTTCTCAGTCTTTCGTTCGCCTTTTACGGAGTCTATGTTGCATTTAAAATGTGTTGCAACAATTTCGGTCATTACCTCTAATTTTTTCATACTTTGTATTTGTTTATAATTTCCTCTAATTCTTCCCTTGTCCATTTCTTCACAAAATGCCTGTGTATCTCTAACCAATCAACCGCATCTTCCCCGATTTTGGCTATTAAGTGCCTCCTATACCCGATTAAATGAAATTCATCAAAAGCGTTGCAGTAAGCACATTCAGCATTTACGTTCCATTCGTGAAATCTTAAATAACTTCCTCCTTTCTGTGGCACATAATGCCCCGCCTGCATAGTTCCAAATGTCATACAACTGATACACGGCATACCCTCGTCACGCTTTCTAATGTAGGCATTGAACACCTTTTGAGCCTTTTCTAAGAGCTTAGGTAACGGTGTGATACGCTTAGAAGATAGTGAAGTGCCTTTGCCAGTTTTATCCGTTCTTCCCTTGTTAGTTCCCACTTTAGTGCTTCTTCCCATAATTCTATTTTGTTTTCAGCTTGTTCAATTGGTTGTATTGTTCCCCTTTTACTTTCAATGTTGTAACCCCATTCTAATATGCCTCTTATAGATGCACACGTACCAACGGTGTCAAAAATAGCATCGTCTTTAAGATACGCCTTTACACATTTTTCAATCGTGGATTCAACCGTTATCATCTCGATTATCTTTAATGAAATAGATAATAGCCAAAATAGTTTCAGCACTATCTCCCCTTTTCAACATTTCCACAACCTCAAATAATAGTTGAGAAGATTGATAAATTGATTCGTGAACGCCATTGTAAACAGTTGGCATCTCTTTAATTTTTTCTATGTTCATTTCAGCCATTGTTTAAAAGTGTAATCGTGTTTTACCATTAAATCCAAATACTCTTTTAGCTCATACATCCAAACCATATCCATTCTGTTACCTGCGTTTACCCTCGCTCTATCAATCGCATCTGGTGGAAGGTTAAACCAGTTCATCCCCTTCAGCCATTGGTATATCTTTTCAGCACTTTCCCTGTCTGGTTTCATTCCAGATTTATAAAGTAATAAAATGCTATCAAGATAATTAACCGCTGCTCGATTGTCCATTTCCAAAATGTTTGGTGTTTTACTTTTTTTAGCCTCGTTCAGTTTATCTATATCCTCTTTGAACTTTGGGCTTTGCCATTGGGAGTTAAAAGCTGCCTGCCAGTCTTTCATTGAATTACCGTTGGATAATTTCCATCCCTGAGCCTGGTAATGATTCCAAAACTTTTCTGCATAGTACCTACAAAAGTCTTTATCCCATCCCATTTTTTCGCTCATGTATTTAGCAACCTCAGACTGTAGCGGGATTTTCATGCTTTTTTGCGGTTTATACTCTGGCTGATCGTCGTAGAGTTTTAGTACTGCCCCCATTAAAATATTTCAGATTGGTTAACAATGGCTTTGCTAATCTCTTTCTCCATTTTCCTTTTTGCCCTAATCTCTTTAAACTGTATGTAGGCATCTGACTTAGGCTGAGTTTGACCCAATGACTTACACCAATAGTCATTTCTTAAAATACATTTAGCCATCCTTCGCCAACTTGGTGACCAACACTTATTCTCTAATTCTATCGGTGCTTCATCTGGAATTTTATCATAACCCCTATCTTGCCACCCTGCTATGAACTTTTTAAAACGCTTCTTATAATGTTCCTGTGTCTTCTTAGGCAATGTCTTTAATAAGAGATTGGTAAAACTTTCCCATGTGTGGTTATCGGGTTTTGTTACTTTGTTGTAACCTGTCATGTTACCATTTTCTTGAACATACAATGCCCCTGAGTTAGCACCGTTCACCCTGGCTACTACTTTGTACCATGTTTCAGGTTCTAATATGTGGTACAACCATAAACCCCTTCTTTGGTCATCCCCATACGGTTGGCATAACCTCTGCTGAGATAGCTTCACTCCCGCCATGTTCATCTTGTCGTAAATCTTATTATGAGGGAGATTAGAGTACTTACCGTGAAAAATCCAGATATCCTCAGTTCTCCAATCGTAAATAGGGTAAATGTTGTATAGCTGATCCGTTACTAATGTTGTCCACTTATACCCCTTAAAAGTCAATCCGGTTTTATTCCTTGCAATGGCACAATACCTGTGTAAACTTTCATCTGCCCTAATACCTATGAACGCAGCCGTTAATTTCCCTTGAGCATACCAATCACCCCACAACACCATAAATTCCTCAAACTCCATTTTAGGCTGATAAAAACTGTATTCATCTGGATTCCTTGCTAACCTGGGTTTATCCCTTACCCAGATATCTTCCTTTTCTTCATCCCAACAAACCCAACGAGGTTCAAAGTTTGATACCGCATTTCTTAACAACATAGGTACGGCTACCCAATGCAGATCAATATTATTTTTGTACATATCAATCATGTTATTGATGTGCTTGATAGTATCGTAATACTGAGCCTCTAAATCAATAATCAATACGCCTACCATTCTGCATCTCTTGATGGCTTCCTCCATTACCAGGTGCATCATTACAGTTGAATCCTTGCCTCCAGAAAAAGAGATATATATTTTCTCAAAGTCATCAAACACATTCTTTACCCTCTGTCTCGCTGCTACCAGTACGTTATAATCTTGGTATTCCTTAATTGTCATATCAGTAGATTTCAGCTTGTTTGTCAATCAATAATGCATCCTCATAACTTACCTCTTCCCTACCATTGGCTACTAACCATTTATTCAAGTATTCAAAGGCAAGTCTGTTAGCAGCTTCTTTCTGTTCTTCATTGAGCAGATTAAACCCACCCCGATAAACTGCTGGAATCTTTTTAGCGTAGGATAATGATGCCTGCCCTAACCACGCTATCCGGTTCATGGCTTTATTAGTTAGGTAGTGTTCGCATGAATGTTTCCATTCTTTAGTAACTCCTTCTAAAGCGTTTCTAAATGCATCCTCATCAGATAGAAGTAAATAGTATTCTCTTTCGCCCTGAAATTGTGTGTAACCATCTTTGGTAGTATTGTAGAATCCAGATTTAAAGCACTCCCATTTATCGTAAGTATGAAACACCCTGTCTTCGTCTGAGGTATTAACTGTCCTCCACCCCTCTTGGTCTTTTTCTTGTTGGTCTATTTCGTCCGTTAGAGGATCAAATAATTCACTATCCTCAATCATCCAACTTTTAGAAAAGTCATCATCTTTAAACAAAGATTCTAAACCCGTGATCTGCATCAGCCTTAATATCTCATCATTGTCCATGCCTAACTCTTTGGCTATCCTTTCATTTTTCCAGTTACGGTTTTTAAGGTCTATAACGATTTCAGACATGGCATTAACTTGATGTTTACCCCTTGCTCTGTTGTGTCTAATCGTGGAGGCTATCCGGTCATTTTTACTACTCTGTTCCTTTCTGATGGATACTATCGGCAGATAACCTTTGATCCTACTGGCTACTAATTTTGATTCTTTACCTACCCTGTTCCGATGAAAGCCGTCAACCACTTCTATCTTTTCATTATTAGGGAAGGTTACTATAGGCTGAGTGTAACCGTCATTTACTATACTAATTTCAAGTAGTTCCATCTCTGGAGGTGCAACCTTATTAGGGTTGTAATCATTAGCCACTACGTTTGAATTAAGCACCCATTTCACAAAATCTACTGGCTCATTCTTAAAAGGTGAATATTCGTGTATATGGCTTCGTAACGAATTAATTATTTCTACTTGTTCTGATAATTCTTTACCAGTTAATAATACCGTTATAGCATCTTTAATATTCTGTATGTCCATTAAAAACTTTTTTATAAATAAATAAGAAAGATTAACCCCCCGCCCCCCTTCGTATACCACCAAGGGGTTTTTACTTTTTGCCGTTTATTTCACCGGCTGCACTTTTTATCAGTTCCTTGAGAGGTTTTTAAAAACTTCAAATAAAATAGGGTTAACTCCCATGCTCCCCCTACCTGTTTAACGAACGGTAGCTGCTTTTTCAGCAGGCACGAGAATTAACCCTACAATAAGATTTCATCTCGTTAAACATTTTGGGGATACACAATATTACTAAACCTTACACAATTACAAAAATTTATTAGCCGTTTGTTATCCACATTTTAGAACGGTAAACTGGTGTCCTCCTTTTGGGCGGTGAACTGCCCCTCGTTTTTTGCCGTGTAAGTAGTACCGGATTTCTCTTTAGGCTCAAAATCATCTATTTCCAGATAGTACCCGCCCTTTTGCGATTTCTTTAGTACCATGTTTACCCATCCGTTTTTGATGTGCTGCACGAAGTCTTTTTCTGGGATGCCGATTTTAATCATCTTCCCGTACTTGGTTTGAATTGTCTTTACGATTCCGATAAACTTCTTTTCCATGTTGTTTAATTTTTATAATTAATAGCCGTAGCCGTTGCCGTTGCCGTTGCCGTAGCCGTCGCCGTAGCCGTAGCCGTAGCCGTAGCCGTCGCCGTAGCCGTAGCCGTAGCCGTTGCCGTCGCCGTAGCCGTAGCCGTTGCCGTAG